CCGAGAGTCCCAATTGGTGGGCCTCCACCCCAGGTAACTATAACGTTATATCTAGCTGAGATGAAGGGAGAGGAAAATATAATGATCGTATAGCGCAAAGATCCGCGCCACATACGAAAATATAAACTCATGTAGTTGATCCTACTCCAGGGTATAGCCCCGGCAGCACCAACTTGCCAAAGTTGTGCATTTCCAAATCCTGCCGTTAGCTGCATACTTGCAACAAAAGTCGGCTTCGAGATTATATCTCTCACGGTAAACTCCCTAGTTTTTGCGAATAAAGATCCGCTCCCAGCTGTATACATAGGAGGGGATGAAACTAATGATCCGAAAGGGTTATTCCTAACCTCTTGATCAGAGGGGTCGGAAGACGGATCACTACTTTTCTTTGGAGGGGAGGGTCTCTCTGACCCATTCATGTGCTCCTCAATTTCCTGACGGTGCACATCATTCGGGTTAGCTCCCCTTGACAACATTGAAAATGGAGTATCCATAAGGACACTCCCCAGCGACGATAAGTCCGGCATGTACTTGCCAGACTGCGCAAAGAATCCATCAAAGTCATCAACATGTCCTGCTGCTTCTAATCCATTAAATTTCGCATAAGTAATGAATCTTAAACTAGGAGCAGCATCGGAAGAAAGAACTCCCACGGACCCAAGTTGGATCGTATACAAATACATATCATGAAAATCTGCAGATGCATCTAACCCAACTCGGTACCAATCTAACCACTGGTCAGGGGTACGCCATGGAATTTCTGTAGTAACATCGTTCTGAACACTGTAATCATAAAGAACACAGTCATCCCAAGATAACTCTTGGGCATTAGTCGTAGCGGTGAACAAAGTTGGAACAAAAGAGCTGGACCAACCTACTCCGTAGACTTGGGGAACGGTGCTATTTTGAGTTCGAACACTTATACTGTCCCACCTTATATATCGAAAGGTTTCAAGGCAGTCTTGAATAGCATTCTCACTCAATAAGCTCAGCACCAACATGATAGCTGAGCTTGCAGTTGCTGACTTAGTTATGTCAACAACATCTACCTGGAACCAACGCTCGCCAATACGTTTTGGCGTTTGATCCGGGTATGGGTTCCCAACAACCGGGAACGGAACAACAGACACTCTTACGGTTGTCTGCTCTTCATCTTTCTGGAACGTAGATAACCCTTTCTCCACTTGGTCATCCTTGCTCACGTCTTTTCCTAACTCCAACTCAAAACTGTTGTTTTCGGTGATCGAACTTACTTAAGGACTCACAACTCGATCCAAATGTGACTCCTAGAAAGATGGAATGAAATGTAATCGTGCCAGCAACGCAGCAGCCCATTCCAAGACTACTACGCAGATCACCTGCACTAACCGCAAATTACCCTAGGTAACGGCTACTCCTAGGTGGTTGTTCTTTTGCCGAAACAACAAACGCGCTTTCCCTGAGAAAAACATAACACCTCGGTTTATTACTGACCCCGGACGGTCATCTTTTAAGGACTAGATAACCATATTGCTTCTTATGAGCGAAAGCATAAGCGCCCTGGATTACGATGCCCTCCAGGCGGGCCAAATTTAAAATTTAATCGCGTTGAGCAAGAAGCCAACGATCCGCATATTCATCATAAGTCTTACCAGGATATAAAATCCCGAGTTCATGACACATTTGGCGAATCTTGTCAGCCTCCAACTCAAAACGATCCTTACCATAATGAAACCATTCCTGGTGAGCTTGCTCTAAATTCACTAAAAATTGTGAATCTAGCGTATTCCCTTCCGGGTTATCTTTTGGTGGCTCACGAATCCAGTACACCATGGAGTAAATTGATTCTTCGCTGAGGGGAGCTTTAACATTGCCCCCTTCAACTCTAAATTTTCTCGCTAAAAATTCCGTTTCCTCTTTGGGTACGAAATCTGGCAGTTCTAATTTCTTCTGGGCTGTTGTATAAGTTATTCCAAAATTCTCATAAAGGAATTGCCCAAAAGTATTCATAGTACAAAACTTCTGAAATTCTTTAATAACTGCTGCCAAATTATCGTCCCCATAAAGGGCCAACGGCATTGCTTGCGAGCGCGTAAAATTTTCTAATTCAGGATGGGCGGCCTTGTGCTGCTCGACGACCCACATGAAAAAGAAGTTAAAACCAATCTGGTTGACAAACGTGTTTAAAAAACCCGTAAGCCATTGACCACTTGGATTCATAAAAGAGAGGTCATAAACCTCGTCAACAATAATAAGAATGGGTCCCACAGAAGACAGAAAAGCCGCTTGCACATAGCGATATCGCTTATCCGACTCTGGAAACCCATAATATGGAAGACATGCCTTAGCTAAAAATTCAGCGGGCCAAGGACAAATGGAC